GTAACTTTGAAAAGCGCGGCGAACAAGGTGCTGCGATTGCAAAGGGCTTGCGCGATGCGATGGCATCGAACGAGTTTGATCACAGCCAGCTCTATCACGCCTTTAATATGGCTGACATTTCTGCAAACCTTCTTGGTGACACAAAGGGTGTTCACGATCTGAAGTTTGTTACGAATCTTGCTGGTGCAGTAGGCTCAAGAACCAAGCCACGTGAAAACATGAACGGCTTGATCCAGCTCACACTGGACCCTAAGAACCTTATTCTTGGACGTTCGACCTCGGCCCACGAGGCTTTCCACGTATTGCAGGATTTGTTTGCTGACAGCGATAAGCAGGCAGCATCTGTTATCGGTAACGCCTTCAAGGGCGCTCAGACATTTGATGACATCGATCCAAATCTACTTCGCACATTGAAGCGGATGAAGGACCCTGACTCAAACAGAAGTGTCTATGACACGCTCAAGAGACAGATACCGCAGGACGTATTGGACAGCTATAGCCAGCCTACTCGTGAACGCGAGATGCAGGCTTATGTGTTTGGTCATCTTGATGACGCAATTCGTCGTGGTCGCCAGCAACCCGCTGGTCTTGGATCGTCGTTCGTTCGCTTCTTGAACTACTTCCGCAACTTCATTGCACGTGCAGGCAACTATCTGCGTGGTCAGGGCTTCCAGACCGCAGAAGATGTCATGCGTCAGACAACAGCGGGAACACGTCAAGCCGGTAAGGAACAGGTCGGCGCTCGTGTCACGGCTGCTGAAGAAGCTCCTGAGCAGGAATACTCTTCTGCACGTCTTCGCCGTGGAACAGAAACCCTTAAGAAATACGGCATTCAGCGCGGAGAAACAGGCGTCAAAACTCGTCGTTTGGCAGAGGCTCTTGAGGCTCGTCAGCGCGAAAAGTATGGCACGATTGAACGGAACGACTACTCGGAAGAAGCATCCAAAAAGATTGCAAATTGGATGGCTGAAGAAGTTGGTTTTGCGACCGAACAACAGGCCGCCGGTAATGATTCTGGTGTTGGTTGGTACAGTGAAAAGTACCAAAGGGCACTTGATGCGTTCTCTGTTATCTTCCCGGAACTTAGAACGGATAAGACAAAGCGTGACATCTTCACAGCGACAGTAGCTTTGATGTCTGATGGACAAAAGGTTTACAATAACTTTAGTCTCGCAGGACGTGCATATTCGGAATACCGCAGAACAGGAAGGTTCCCAGAAACATTCCCGTTTGGCGGCGAACGCACTGCTTCGATGGAAGTAAACCTTAAGAACATGAACGATCTCATCCAGATGTTTGGTGAGCGCGGTGCAATAGACTATCTTATGGAAGAAAGAACTGTTGGTGACTTGTCACGTGTTGCAAGACAAGACGGCATCAACTTCTCAACGGCCTATAAGGCTGACACAAAACTTCCTATGGCAGCACTTGTCTTCGGACCTAAGCTGGGTGCCTTCTTCTCTAATCTCATGGGAAGTCATGGATACCTTACAATGGATCGCTGGTGGTCGCGGACGTTCAATCGTTATCGCGGTCAGCTTGTGACACGTGTCATAGGAACCTCTGACAAGCCATTTAACTCAAAGGGTGAGCCTATTGGTCTTGCCCGTTTCAAGGTCCTTCTTGCTGCTTATGACCGCAGGAACTCTCCTTGGGACACAATTTCTGACGAAGAGGCCATCACTCGTCTTCGTGACTTCCGTGATTCTTATGAGGCTAAAAACTTCAAGAACGGGACAGAGATTGAAAAGGCTGCAAATACGTTATACAAAGCCGCATTCGAGGGTACAGAAGATCAGCCCTTTAATGCGAGCGACCGCTCGTTTATGATTGCTACAGCAAACCGCGCAAAAGAATTGTTGAAGCGTCGCGGTATCAATTTGTCTCTCGCAGATATCCAAGCCGTGCTTTGGTACTATGAGAAGCGTTTGTATGGAGAGTTAGGTGCAAGACAAACAGCAGACATCAGCTATGAAGAGGCCGCAAACAGGGTCATCAGAGACCACCGTGATAATCCCGGACGATGGGATACACACGATGCTCCAGAAGCTACCATCATCGGACCGGATGGCTCTCTTATTGAAGTTGGGGACGAAGGTGCCGCGCCAGAAGAAGGCTTAGGGGAAGAAGAGTTCTCCCGTGCTGCCGCTCAAACTGGTGACAACGTCGAAGAGTTTAAGAAGTGGTGGGGTGACAGTAAGGTTGTAAAACCTGACGGCCAGCCTATGCCTTATTATCACGGCACATTCAGGGCCTTCAAAAAGTTTGCAAAGGCAAAGTCTGCTTCTGTTTACAGAGACTACTCCCGTAAAACAGGACCGTTTTTCTTCAGCCCAAAGCCTGAGTTTGCATCAGACTTTGCTATGACAGATATGACCAAAGGCGGCTCTGGAAAGACGGTTAAGAAGGGTCGTGTTATTCCTGTTTTCCTTAGTGTGCAGAAGCCCTTTGACTTTGCAGACGAAAGTCACATCCAAGAGTTGATGGGTGATCCTGTGTTCATGGATAACTTGAAACAAATGTCCCGCTCTTCCTCTATTAAAGCAGAACTCGATTCTATTAGGGACGGTCATTGGAATGCGATAGAACAGAGGTTTGTTCAGGAAGCCATTCGCCGTAATGGGTTCGATGGTTTTTATGTCGTGGAAGGCGGCAACAAAAACCTTGCTGTCTATGATCCCAAGCAGATCAAGGGTGTATTCAACGAGTTCAAGCCGGGAACGGCTGTCTCGGAAGAGTTCTCTCGCGCAATTTCTGAAACAGGTCAGGAAGAAGAAGCACGTGTAAACTCGCAGCGTTTCGGCGGTCTGTGGGACGGCATTCGTGAGTTCTTCAAGCCGTTTGCTCTTGTCAGCAACGTCGAAGACTTGTTCATGCTCAGAAACATATCAATGGGTTCGATCACGAAGTCTGAACGCTTTGCACGTCAGATGTCCAAGATCATAGGTGGTGCGTCACAGGCTGATCGTGACGCTGTCTATAAGTTCATGACAACGCGCAATGCTGATGCAAGCATGATTGAGAATGACAAAGTTCGCAATGCAGCTATGCAGTCGAAGAAGGAAATCAACCTCCTTGCTCAAAAGATGATTGAGCAAGGCCAGTTGACCCAAGAGAGCTTTGATAAATATTACGATCAGTATCTCCCACGTCTCTATCTCTATTACGAACTCACCGGTCGCGGCATGAAGACGCCGATGGGTGGTAAGAGTATGCAGGAGTATCTGAAGACACGTAATGATCAGTTGTCTGAAGAAGATCGCGCAATCCTTGGCGAAATCAAGGACCCGGCCTTCTTGGTTTATGTTGCTCTGTCACGACCAGCTCGTGACTTGGCAATGATCAAATACCTCAACGGCATCTATTCTGTTGGTGAAGAAAGCGGATGGATTGCACCTCAAACTGTTGTCGATTGGCGCGGCAATACAATGACTCCTTATGACCTTTTCCATCGTTCGGAAGAGATGCGTAAGTATGTTCTGCCTACCTTGAAGGAACAGGACCCAGAACAGGCTGAGGTAATGGAAAAAGAAATCGGCAAAATGAAGGAAATTGCCGATGCCGGTATCAAGAGCATCCAGTCAAATATCAAGACATATGAGCTTGATGGCTTCAAACAGATGCCAGACCATCCTCGCTACGGTCCTCTGGCTGGCGCTGTTGTTAAGAAGGCAATCTACAACGATCTCGTCGGCACGTTCATCCCTCTTGGACGTGAGAATATGTCTGCTGCAGAACGTCTTCTTGGCGATGAAAATTCCGGCCTCGTTAAGATGACTCAGCTATGGAAGCTGGGTAAGACCACGCTCAACCCACCGACACAGGTAACCAACGCCATATCCAACGCGATTGCGTTAAACATCTTTGGTGGCGTTCCACTTCGTCAGTTCCCACGGCTTTTCCGTGAAGCATTGAACGGAATGTTAAAGAACAACGAACAGTGGAACGATGCTCAGGACTTCGGTTTGCAGGGCGGCACAATGTCAGCAGCCGAACTCCGGGCAGCCCTGATACGCCTCAAAGCATACCAGTTCAAGTCTGGTCAGGACACGTCGTTGATTGGGATGTTTGCATCCGTTCGTTCGATCATGAGTGCTTTGGCAGAGGGTGCCACTGACGCATACCAGTTCTCTGAAACACTGTTTAAGTTCATGAAATATATTCATGAAGTTGAGCAGGCTGGTCCAAATCCAACCAACCGTCAAAAGTCAAACGCTGTTAACGCGGCGCAAGAAACATTGTTTGACTACAGCCTTGTGAACCCGAACATCCGTTATATCCGTAATGCCCCTATCGGCATTCCGTTTATCACCTACTACTACAAGGCATTGCCGAAGCTGGTTGAGACAATGGTTAAGACGCCTTGGCGTTTTATCCCTTATATTGCAATGGCTTACGCCTTGCCGATGGCTACAATGGCGGCGTTCGATATCGACGAAGACGAAGTTGAAAAGCTCCGCAAGTCGATGGCTGATTACATCCGTGACAATGGATCGCTCTATATCCTCCCAATGCGTGACAGTAAGGGGAACATAGAGTTCATTGACGTGGGTCGATTCTTCCCATTCTCGTCATTTATTGACCCCTTTATTACGGCATTTAGATATGGTGAGTACGGCAAGGGTGCAAAGGAACTTGCTCAACCATTCCTGCCAAGCGGCCCTCTTGTCACAGCAATCACGGCTTTGAATGCCGGGGTTGATCCATTTACGAAGAAAAAGATTTATGATGAGCGTGACACGCCAAAGGCACAGGCTCTGTCTATGCTGTCATACGTCTGGAACCAAGCCATGCCACCGGCAATCAATGTTGATCTAAACAACATGGATCACAGTGGCGGAGCGTTGCCTCGCATCTACAACTCCCTGTTTGTAGATGGAACGGGTGTTGATAAGCGAGGCCTTCCAAAACCTGAAGTAATGGAGTCTATGTTGCGCCTCTTGGGTGCTAACGTCACACCTCTTGATCCGGTCAAGCAAGCGGCATCAAACATGCTTTATATGCAGAACCAGATCGTCAAGACAAAGGCTCTTCAGACACAGGTGTCGCGTGACCAAAGCATGACTGCCGAGGCTCGCAAGCAAAAGATTAAGGAACTCGCTGAGAAGATCAAAGAGGACTCTTTGAAACTTGAGGAATACGCACAGAGTGTATCTGGCGTTGGTAATATCGCTAAGAAGATTAGGAACACATAATGAAGAGTAACTATGAGACATGTATCGCCCTCGTTCTCAAGCACGAAGGTGGATACGTTAATAACCCAAAAGACCCGGGCGGTGCCACGAATCTTGGCGTGACAAAGAAAGTCTGGGAGGAATGGGTTGGTAAGCCTGTGTCACTAGATGAAATGAAGGCGTTGACGGTAAAAGATGTCACCCCGCTCTACAAAGCGCAGTACTGGGACCGTGTCCGTGGAGATGATCTACCGGCAGGTGTTGACTATGCTGTTATGGATGTTGCTGTTAATAGCGGTGTTGTTCGCGCCGCCAAGTTTCTTCAGGCTGCTCTTGGACTTACTGCGGATGGCATTATCGGACCAGCGACACTAGCTGCTGCGGAGGCTGCCAACCCCCGTCAGCTTGTCACAGAAATCTGTGACAAGCGGCTGGCGTTTATGCAAGCTCTCCCGATCTGGAGTACTTTCGGAAAAGGATGGCAGCGTCGGGTGGGGGAAGTTGAGAAGAAGGCGTTCGAGATGGCATCGGTGTGATGACAATGTCATCACATGAGCCATTCTTTGTATTCCTCTCTCATGACAAGCGTCGCTATGTCGATCTTCTCACGAAGGGCCTTGAGAATCTTCTCCTCAACCGTGTTCTCCGTAACAAGGTCAATGTAGGTAACGGAGTTCTTCTGGCCGATACGATGCGCTCTGTCCTCAGACTGAAGCCGAACCTCTAAGTCATAAACATTGTTGTAGTAGATAACAGTCTTGGCTTCCGTCAGGGTTAGACCGTAACCGCCCGTGCGTGGTTGGCCCACGAAGAACCTGAGCTTGGAACTCGGATCTTGGAACTTCTCAACGATGTCTTGACGTTCATCGGCATCGGTATCGCCGTAATACATGGCGGCTGACCCTTCACCATATTCCTCGTTCAGAGCGGCGGCGATACGTTTGATGTCTTCTGTAAAGACAGCCCAGATGATGACCTTGCCGTCCACCTCATCAATGGTTGCCGACAACTCAGCCAACTTGTTGTTGGGAAGGGTTGTCATCTTGCCCTCGTCATCGTTCACGTGACCGGAGCAAATCTGTTGCAGGCGGAGAATCTGTGTCAGGACGTTCGTCGCTGTCACGGTCGTCATGTCACCTTCTTCGTTCATCAGCTTAGCCAGTGCCAGCTTCTTCATGTAACCGTAAGCGACGGCCTGTTCGTCGGTCATCTCGACAACGCGCTTGATGTAAATCTTCTCCGGAAGGTCAAGGCAATCCTTCTTCAAGACGCGGTAGCTGAACTCTTCCAGCTTGTCGGATAACTCATCAAGATTCTGGTAGCCCACAACCTGATTGAAGCTGTGGCTCCCAACGCTTCTCCTGACAGTCTTCGCAAACCGACCTTGGAAGGCATAATAAGAAGTGTAGCCTATGAGTTTCGGGTCAAGGAAAGCGCATTGGCTGAATAGGTCCATCGGTGACTTGGTTATGGGGGAACCCGTCATGATTCTGCGGAACAATGACTTTTCCCCAACTTTTGTGATGTTCTTTGTCCGCTGAGCAGATTTATTTTTAATGGTGGTGCTTTCGTCAACCGCCATAAGTGTCTCATGTGTTTGACAAAATTTCATTGCGAAGGCTGTTCCACGGGCTGTGGAAAACGCTTCGACGTTCATGACGAGGATTTTGAAGCGGTCATCCTTCTTCAACGCCAAGTCTAATTTCTTTTTCTGTTCAATGGTTTGCTTGGGGTCCCATGCAATGACGTCGCAGTTTTCTAGGATGCGATCAGGCATGTGGCGGGGAATCTCGGACCTCTGCCAATTCTTATACACACCCTTCGGTGCGACAATTAGAGCGGCCTGAATTTCGTTGCGCTCAAACAGGATACCAATGTTGTCTATGAGCATCTTGGACTTGCCCGTTCCCATCTCACAGAACAAGGCAAAAACCTCTTTATTCCAAGACATTTGCAGCCCTTTTTTCTGATGCTCGTAGGGCGGCATTTTGAACTCATACTTCGTAACGAATGCGCTCATGGTAATTTCTTCTTTCTCAAAAGTGGAACCGGATAATAAACGACAGCGGCTGGAATTTTCAAGTCCCCCTTGACAGCGTCCCGCGAGACTATATGTTGGGGATCGGAAAGGAAGAAAGCAAGAATGACAGTTTATATCACTCATGAAATGCGAGGCCGTGATATTTCCAACGCTTTAGAGTATGGGCCGTTGAAAGTAGTTCTCCCCGCAGAAATACAAGTCATTGATAATCCTATACAAAAGAAGATGGTCATCGATATGATCGAGGACACTCTTAAGGATTTTAATGATGACGATTACTTACTTCTTTCCGGAGACCCCGCTTGCATCGGTATTTGCGTAGGGGTTGCGGCTTTGAATAATAATGGTCGCATCAAAATGCTAAAGTGGGATAGACATGAAGAAAGATATCTCAGTTTAGATGTCACGATAGAAATAGGAGCAGAAAGCGATGAGTATTGATTTCGAAGACGTCGCTACCGACCTCTTGGATATTAAAGAGGAAGGGATGTCCAGAATTGCTTCTCTTGTGAAGCAACAACTGGCTCTTGAGGCGCGTGTCGCGGACCTTGAACAGGAACTCGGCAATGCAAAGAAAGACTTGAAGGAAGTTGCTGAAAACCAACTTCCTGCGGCTATGGCAGAATATGGCATGGCTAAAGTAAAGATGGATGACGGCAGTGAGATTGCCGTTTCCAAATTCTATTCAGCGTCCATTCCAAAGGCTCGACAGGATGAGGCTTTTGATTGGCTTCGTGACAACGGTCACGAGTCGCTAATCAAGAACCAAGTCGCTATCAGCTTCGGACGTTCTGAAGACGCGGTGGCTCAGCTTCTCATGGATCGACTCCAAGCCGAAGGGTTTGAAACCCAGCAAAAGGTTTGGGTTGAACCCATGACGTTGAAAGCCTTCGTGAGGGAACAGGTTGAAGGGGGCGCACCGATACCCTCTGATCTGTTTGGTATTTACATCGGTGAACAGGCCAAAATTAAAAGGAAGTGACATATGGCAAAGTCAAATGTGGTTCCCGTTACCACCAAAAAAACGGAACTTGCCACTGCCTCTGATCTCTCAGGGTTTGAGGCGTTCGCTAACGAAGGTCTGGAAAGTGTATCCGCACAGGATTTAGCTATTCCTTATCTGCGTATCCTCGCACAACTGTCACCACAGGTGAACAAGCGTGACGGGGCATACGTCCAAAACGCGGAGGCGGGAATGATTTACAACACGGTTGAGAACGTCGTCTATGACGGCGAAGAAGGCGTGTCAGTAATCCCCTGCTACTATCGTCGCGTGTATGTAGAGTGGAAGCCACGTGAACAGGGTGGCGGTTATGTCGGGACCTATAATGCAGAGGACCCGATTGTGAAGAAGACTTTCAAGGACTCCAAAGGCAAAGACGTTTTGCCGAACGGAAACATCCTTGAGAACACGGCTGAGTTCTACGTGATCATGGTTGATCTGGAAGGCAACATTAAGCGTTGCTTGATTACCATGACATCGACTCAGCTTAAGAAGGCTCGTAAGTGGCTGACACAAATCCAGACCACGATGGGCAAGGGCAAGGATGGACGCATGTTCACCATGCCTATGATGTCTCACATCTATACGCTTTCAACGGTTGAAGAGCGTAACGACAAGGGTTCGTGGTTTGGTTGGGAAGTTTCCCGTGACCGCGTTCTTGATCTGAAAGAAGGAAGCGATGCCGCTCTCTTCGAGATGGCAGTGGTCTTCTCCAAATCCGTCAAGGCGGGTGAGGTTAAGGTCAAACAGGAAAGTGAAGATCACACAACATCTAATGGTGGCGGTGCTACCATTGATGCGGATGATGATATCCCATTCTAACAACTTAATCCTATGGCAGACCCTGTAACAGGGGTCTGCCGTTTCTGTTGTTGGGGGAAGTAATGTCGTTAGTAGAAAGACTACATAATCTATTTCTTGGGAACGCTCGCGCTCACGGCGTTTTCAATGTCACAAAGGATCGTGAGCGAGACGGAAAGAAGCAAGGCTATGCAAGAGTTATTCAGGAACCCACTACTCTTAGCCATTGGGAAAAGCATTTGGCGGGTGATGCTGGCCTTGGGATCATTCCTATCAAGGATAACAACCATTGTCACTGGGGCGCGATAGACGTCGATAACTATACAATCGACCATCGTGTTCTAATTGAGAAGCTGAATAAACATAAGTTCGCGGGGATCGTTTGTCGGTCCAAGTCCGGCGGCGCACACCTGTATTTCTTTTTCAAAGAAGAGATACCGGCAGAAGACTTGCACCCGAAGCTGATGGAGATAGCCTCGGTCCTCGGATATTCAGGCTCGGAAATTTTCCCGAAGCAGACACAGATTTTGGTTGAACGTGGTGACACGGGCAACTTCATCAACATGCCATACTTCGGCGGTGAGAACACGGTTCGCTATGCTTTCGGACCGAACGGTGATTCTCTGACCTTGGAAGAGTTCGTCGGTATGGCTGAGAACAGCCAGATGACCGTCGATGAGTTTATGGCTCTCCCTACAAAGCATAAGAAGAGCGAAGACCTTCTTCCCCACGGACCGCCGTGCTTGCAACATCTTTGCGCTCAGGGGTTTGGTGAAGGTGGTCGTAATAACGCTCTGTTCAGTCTTGGTGTCTATGCTCGCATGGCGCACAAGGAAGACTGGGAGAACGTCGTTCAGAACTACAACATGAAGTATATGAAGCCGCCTTTGTCAGCGAATGAAGTCGCTGTCATCATCAAACAGCTTCAAAAGAAAGATTACTTCTATAAGTGCGATGACCAGCCGATCTCCAGCTTCTGCAATAAAGACGTGTGCATGTCACGGAAGTTTGGAGTCGGGCCGGGCAGTCGAAACAATGATCTGAGTTCTCTGACAAAGGTCAACGGCGATCCACCGATTTGGCTTTTGAACGTGGACGGTCAGCGTGTTGAACTCAGCACAGACGCCCTCGTGTCACAGAACATCTTCCAGAAGGAATGCGTATCGCAAATCAACAAGTTCCCCCTGACGTTGACTCAGAGGGCTTGGCAAGTGCGTATGCAGAACCTTCTTGAAAACCTCACGATTGTTGAGACGGCACCGGACACGACGATCAAGGGCAACTTCGAAGACCTGATGTCATCGTTCTGCTGTGACCGTGCGAAAGGCTTTGAGAAGGAAGAAATCATCCAAGGCATCGCCGTGTGGACAGAAGACAAGGTGTTCTTCCAGATCAAGGACTTGCTCAAGCATCTGACGGTGAACAACTTCACGCATTACTCGGTCAACAAGGTTGGCTTACGTTTGCGTGAACTTGGTGGTGAGCGCGTTTACTGGAAGATCGCTGGCAAGGGTATGCACGTTTGGTTCTTTCCTCAGTCTTACTTCGGGACGGATGAAAGCCGTGAGATTGAACTTCCTCCGAACATGAAAGAAGAAGTGGATGTCATGTAATGAACATCATCCTTGGACCACCCGGAACAGGTAAAACAACCAAGCTGCTAGGCTTGGTTGAACTTTATCTGTCACGAGGCGTTGCACCGGATAAGATTGGATACTTCTCCTTCACACGAAAGGCCGCTCAAGAGGCGGTCCTTCGTGCGATGGTGCGCTTTGGTATGTCAGAGAAAGAGCTTCCTTATTTTAGGACTCTCCACAGCCTCGCATACCAGACGCTTGGTGTCGGTCGAAACGGCATCATGACACACAAAAACTATCAAGAAGTCGCTGACTGGCTAAAATTGCCGGGCTTTGCAGAGGTGGCATCGTTCCAAGACGGTCCATTCGTTGACTTTGGTTTCGGTGACAGGTTCCTCGAAATCATCAACATGGCTCGCATAACCCAGCAACCCCTACGTGTCGTTTACAATGGCTCTACCGTCGCACAGAAAACGGACTGGAGCCGCATCGATTACGTTGACAGGGGTCTGAAGCATTACAAGAAAAAGAACGTCTTATACGATTACACAGACCTGATTGAGATGTTCATCGATAGACGTCTCGCTCCAAAGCTGGAAGTCCTATTCATCGACGAGGCACAAGACCTATCAGCCCTTCAGTGGGAGATGGTCGGTCACTTGGTCGAGAACGCCAAGGAAGTCTATGTTGCAGGGGATGACGATCAGGCCATTTATCGATGGGCAGGTGCTGACGTAAATAAGTTCATTAACCTTGAAGGCAAGGTAGAAGTTCTAGGTCAGAGTTACCGCATCCCATCTTCTCACCACGATATCTCTCAGCGGATCATCAAGAAGATTGCCAACAGACGCCCCAAAGTATTCCTACCAAGGTCCGAGGACGGAGTTGTGGCGTGGCATCGTCACTCTGAAGAGGTCGATCTATCGGAAGGTAAGTGGCTCCTCATGGCTCGCACCAAGAAAGGTGCTAACCAAATTGAGGAAGAGGTCCGTCAACGTGGGTATCTCTACAGCTACGAAAGCGGTCGAAGCCTGAAGACAGATGTCATCCGGGCCGTGTCACAGTGGGAAAAGCTCCGCCGGGGAGAAGTCGTGTCAGCGGAGGACGTCAGGAACATCTACCGGCATATGGTGATCGACGTTGACGTGTCACGAGGCCATAAGACTCTCCCGAATGTCGAAGACCATAAGATGCTGGACATCGGAACTCTGACCTTGGAACATGGACTTCTTCATCAGAAGCCTTGGGATCAGACGTTCGCCAAGATTTCAGAAGATGATCGTCGATACCTGAAGTCGTGCTTGCGCCACGGATCATTTGAGGACAGCACCCGCATCACGATATCAACAATACATGGTGCTAAGGGGACCGAATCAGATAACGTAATGCTCTTGACAGATAGTGTCAGGAAGAACCAAGGTCTCTGGAAGAAGCAGAGCTATGAGGAAGAAGATGAACATCGAGTCTTTTATGTTGGTCTTACTCGGTCTAAGCATAGCTTACATCTCATTCACCCGATGATGTCCAAAGGGTTTAGTATTTCGTAGGCCACACCATGTATGCACAAAACGTGAAAGTAGAATGCGACTGCAAGCAAACGGCATATGTCACGACGTCCTTTGTCGTGTCATCGAAGTGGCCTCGCTGTTCTTGCGGCAAACTTATGAAAGTAGAGAAGCATGCAACTACCTCTTCTGAAGACGGAATCAGAGTGGTCCGCACCCGAAAGTTTTCCAGACCTGTCAGGTGATCACGAGATCGCCATCGACTTGGAAACCTATGATCCGGAACTGAAAACAAAAGGTTCTGGGTGGCCCACGAAGACAGGTCATATCATTGGTGTTGCTGTGGCTACGGTCAACGGATCTTGGTATTTCCCTGTCCGCCATCTGACGGGAGGAAACCTTGATCCTCGCCGTGTCTTCAAGTGGGTTGCAGACGTTTGCTCTGACCCACGCAAAACCTATGTCTTTCACAACGCGATGTATGACGTGGGTTGGCTTCTTGCTGAGGGCATCGAAGTTAAAGGTCAGATCGTCGATACGATGATCGTTGCGACGCTTCTTGATGAGAACCGCTTCAGCTACTCCCTCAACAATCTCGGTCGTGACTATCTCGAACAGCGCAAGGATGAGAAACTCCTCAGGGACGCCGCAAACGAATGGGGCGTCGATGCCAAGGCTGAGATGTATAAACTCCCTCCCCAGTATGTCGGCCCATACGCCGAGCAAGACGCGGCTCTGACGCTTCGCTTGTGGGACTTGTTCAAGGGTCTCATCATCAAGGAAGAGATTCAAAAGATTTTTGAACTGGAACTTCGCGTTCTCAGTGCAATCATCAAGATGCGTCACCGTGGCGTTCGCGTGGACTGTGACAGAGCTGAGCAAACCAGCAAGTCTCTCGCCAAGGAAGAGGGCACACTCATCAAAAAGATTAAGGATGAGACAGGCGTGTCAGTGGATATCTGGGCGGCAGCGTCTGTCGCAAAAGCCTTCGACGCCGCAGGTCTGACATACCCCGTAACAGGCGGGACGGGTGCGCCAAGTTTTACCAAGCAATTTTTGGCGGCCCACGAACACGAGATACCGCGCCTGATTGTCAGGGCACGGGAACTCAATAAGGCTCGCACGACGTTCATCGAGACGATCCTGAAGCACGAGAACAAGGGTCGGATACACGCCGACATCCACCAACTCCGAAGCGACGAGGGCGGCACGATCACGGGCCGCTTCAGTTACTCGAACCCGAACCTCCAGCAAATCCCGTCACGGGACGAGATCCTCGGACCTATGATCAGAAGCCTCTTCCTTCCTGAAGAAGGATGTCAGTGGGGTGCGTTCGACTACTCGTCACAAGAACCTCGGATCGTGGTCCACTATGCTTCGATCCTGAAGTTTGGGGGAGCAGCGGAGTTCGTGACACGCTACCGGGAGGATGCCCGGTCGGACTTTCACCAGATCGCTGCTGACATCGTCGGTGTGCCACGTAAGCAGGCCAAGACGATCAATCTGGGACTCTTCTATGGCATGGGTGTCACGAAGCTCTCGAACCAGCTCGGCCTGTCACTGGAAGAAGGGAAGAAACTCTTCGCTCGGTATCACGACGAAGTCCCGTTCGTTAAGCAGTTAAGCGAATACGCATCAGGTGTCGCATCAAAGCGAGGATCGATCAGGACGCTTCTGGGTCGCAAGTGCAGGTATGACAAGTGGGAGCCAGCGACGTTCGGACTCCATAAGCCACTGGCACACAAGGAAGCCTTCGCAGAGTATGGTTCCCATATCCGTCGTGCGTTCACATACAAAGCCTTGAACAGCCTCATTCAGGGGTCGGCGGCTGACCAAACAAAGAAGGCTCTCGTGGACCTCGCAGATGAGGGCATCCTTCCCATGATCCAAATCCACGACGAACTTGCTCTCAGCATTCCAGATGAGGCGACAGCAAGGAAGGCAAAGGAGATCATGGAGAACTGCGTCACGCTTGAAATCCCGTCCGTTGTTGACGCGGAACTTGGCCCATCATGGGGTGAGGCAGTGAACAAAATGGAATAAAAAAAGCCCCGCCGAAGCGGGGCCAGTCATACCGTCTAGGGAGGAATCTTTAGACGGCTATCCTTCCAAATAATTTAACCTTACCTCAGACAAGACAAAGGTCTCCCCGTTGTTGTCTTGTTTGAAAATAAAGATTCTTGCCAAACCCCCAAAACCATAATCACCATCAGGAACAAAAGTAACGCAGGGGTCGTTTCTAAAATCACCTTCCCATCCAATTAACTTGGCTGTTTCAGTGGCTGAACGATAAGCCCTAAGAAAATCGTTAATAGGTGTCTCTGTATGAAGAGGTGCCTTGGAATATATTGAAGCAACAATATCTTTTAGATGTTCTTTAACACTTGTTAAAAAATCCCATCCAAAATCTAAGGGTTCAATACGATAGGTGTAGAAGTTGTTTATGAAAAAACCGTTCTCGTGATTCATGTGTTTCTCCTTAAGCAAACATCTCTAAGACTTGCGGGGCTGACATAAAACGAACTTTCTTTTCCAGTTCATCAATGCTGACCGTCGCTTCTGTGCTATTGCCTTCTTCATCAACTGGTCCGAAGACCAACCCTCTTCCTGCGAGAGGAGATGGGGTGCCTTCAATGTGGAAGAACTTTTGCGGTGATTTGAGTAGTCCTTCGTCATCAACATAAATGTCTCCTAAGTCCGTATAGACAACGTCAAACAGATCGCATCCAAGATGCGTGTAGATCGAACGGAAATCTCCGTCGTAATTTACTTCTGTGAAGGACCGCTCTACTGGGTCGATAAGGATCGTTCTCATTCGCTTTTCCTTTCTATGTTCAGCGATGATCTTAATATATGCCGACAGATTTAATTGTCAAGCGTCTAAAAAATAATTTCTCCGTCGATCATAATGTCCATGTAAAACCGCTCTCCGTCCTCGGCCTCGCAGACGGCGCGGATCGTGTTCTCTTCATACTCGTAACGAATGATTGTTCTCTTCATCTTTCTCTCCATTGAAAAGCCCCGCCAAGATCATTGACGGGGCTGATGTCATCTCACTTATACTTGCGAGGGCGACCGCGCTTCTTCTTTACAGGAGTCACGGCCTCGGTAGGAACCTCTTCTTTTTCAGGAAAGAAGTGAGCCATCATCATGTCACGCTCTTTCTTGACTTCCTCAAGTTCCCTTAAGGCTTTGTATTTTTCATTGACAGCGGCATCGTTGCGCTTCCAACTAACAGTCTCAAGATGATCAAGATACGCTTTGATCAGTGTCACGACACCCCAAGTGCCAGCAATGATCCATGCAAACCCGTTAAGGGCCTCAGTAGTAAATATACCCATCACTTTAATTCTCCTCGTTCCATTCGCTAAATAGCCCATTCAGTTCTGTTTCTCGCTTTTGGCATGGGCATTCTTCTGCCTCAAGCGTCTCTATCCGTGAGATCAAAAGACTCACGAAATCTACCAATCCTGTAATACAATCGGCGGCTTCGACCCTGTCCTTGTTGGACTTCTCCAAGTTGAGTTGATAAACGCGCAAGCGATTAACAAGTTCGTTTATCTCAGGGTGTTCTCTGTCCGCCAATGTCATAACTATTTCAAAGCCTCTTCCGCCACTGATTTGATCTTATCTATAGACCAATCCTCGGCAGAAGCAATCTGTGCAAGTGCCGTCCTCATCTTCCTGTCGGTCTGGATGAGTGTCATGCACATATCGAGTGTATTCTTCATCTGACCTTCGACCTCGGACATCCGCTTCTGGAGATGAACGATGTGGTCAATCGTGACACTGTCAGCGTGGCGAACGGGTTCCGGTTCATACGGACCCAACCATCTTACGTTATTCATTTCTCTCTTACTCCTAAATCCTGTCATTACTTTTCTTCCTTCAAAACGCAAACCCATTCCTTTTCACCTATCCGGTATCTGACATGCGTCTTCTTCTCGCTGTCACGGCACTTTGCCTGTTCCGTCTGCATAGAAGTTCTAGGCTCAGGTCTTGATCCTATGTAAATTACACCGTCGAACATGCGACACTGTTCCGCACGAACCCAAGGAACCCCAAGATCGGTTACTGTCAGGTAGTCGCACGGGAAAGAGTCCATCACTCACCATCCTTCAACGCGGCACGGGCAATTTGACCGCACCAGTTGTCATCATCTGATATTCTTTGCAACGCTTCTCGCAACCTTAGAATCTCAGCATCCTTTTCCAAAAGCAAATGCTTGATTTGGTTGATAGTTTCGTCCAGTGACCAATCTTTCTCTGTCATTTCTGCCTCAATAGTTTCTTGGCAAAGGACCGAAGCAATTCGTGATGCCGTCCTTCGTGCCAATTATTTCTGATATATTTCAAATCGTCAAACCATTTCTTTTCAGACTCAGGGTGACATCCGATCAAGCCCACACGACCTTGGATCACGGCCATTGGTTCTTGGTTAGAATACCGTGACACGATCTGACATCTCCCGTCACCGACGAACGTGCATCCGTCGTAAAAAAACATCATTTCCTTTTTGCCTTGCCAGTCGACTTCTGTGACGGTGGAGTAGGATCGTCTGACGGATGCGGTAGGACGCTTAATAAATTGCACTGGCTCAAGCCCGTCGAGCAAGTCAAAGTAATTTCTTCCAGCCCAGTAAGCACCCATGCAGATGCCGAGGTATTTCCCGCCTCGTGACACGAAATCAGCAATCGTGTTTCCTTCTCTGCGTTTGAAGAAATCGTAATATCGATCCGCGTCCCCGATGCCACCGCCAAACGCAACGATGTCAATGTCGTCAAATCTACCTGCATTGAGTTCTCTTTCATCAAAAAACTTAACTTCGAAGTCAGGCGACAAGGCTGTCACCATGCCATCAGCACAGTCCTGAGAGCATTCAGGATGGTGAACAAAGATGGCAATAGTCGGCTTCATTTTATCTTAACAACCCTGATCTTCTTGAGTCGCTTGATTGCGTCTTCATGATACGTCTTGCCGATGTGCATGATCGACAGAATCTTCTCGACGTTCCTGCGGCGGTCCTTATACGCTGACAGGTCTGTGCCAGAACATTCGTATTCTATGTCACGCATGGCATCGACAGTCCTTCGCGTTGACGCGACAATCGACTCGTAGTCCCACTCTTCAATCGAAGAAGCTGACAGAAGGTTGTCAGCCCTTCTTTCAAGAATTGGATTTATTATTTCTTTTCCTTCTTTAGTCTTCTTTCGTTTCAAGAAGCCAAAGCGGTCGATGTATTCATCAACTAAACTCAGAAGCGTCGTTGCCGCTTCCATGTAAACTTTTGTCTGGATTTCCATTCTAATCCCCTAGTAACCAAAGCGACGCGATGTTTCCAACCGTGCCGCAAAGAAAGATAATCATCCACGCATACCTTCCTTCTAGGAAGAAGGAAGTTGCTATTACAAAATCAAACACAGCTATCGCTATGAGAAGGTTCCTACCCACCTTCTTTCTCCATAAACTTTAGCTTCGGTAACGTGACAGGCGGCTTCTCGTTCTTCATCGTCATCCGCATCTTTGCAATGCGGATCGCGTCACGAATCTTTGTCTGTTGTTCCGGTGTCAGCTTGCTTTTTTTCATCGAACTTCTTCCAATAATAATCGCACAGCGTGATCGTTGTGGACGGGATGCGCCAATAAGGTTCCTCAATAAACCACTCTTCCTCGCCCTCAACTTCCCAACCACTCATAGGAGATCGGTAACACGTTGATGACATGGGGCACGTTTCCCCCTTGCAATACAAAAAGCCGTTGTTCTTCATCGGCCCCCCGTCGTTCGGTTCTCTCTTCATTTCATTCTCCATAAAAAGCAAAGCCACAAATACTGTGGCCTTGCTGATTTACGAAATCAAGATGCTTTTTCTATCGGAGCCATCGCCTTCCGAAGATCAAAAGCCACGTTGACAGGGCTTGACCCATATCTCGATCCAAGGGTGGCATACCCACATAGGTCATCCCAGTGATCCCTGACACCGCTGTCACCTGACAGGATTCGCGCCAGCTTGGATGCAATCATCTCGAACGACTCTTTCTGCGAGTCGGGTATCTTCTCCCAGTTAGGTCCTGACCTGAATACTTCTTTCAAGGACTGAGAAATCCGTGACACGTCTTTGTAGTCTCCGTGTTGCTTCTCGCGCTCTGTCAGTAACTTCTCAATATCAGCCATCATTCTTCTCCTTCTTCAATGACTTGCCTTCGTGTTTATACACGCCGTGCATAACTGACGTGTGATCCATGCCAAAGAAACTACCGATCTTTGGATATGAAAGGTTTAGTTCGTAACGCATCCGATAAAACGCCTCGTGACGCGCAATAGATAACTTCTGTCTCCGTGACCGGATCATAAGATCGTCAAGAGTGTAGCCATGCTTGTCAGCGACTTCCTTCGCTATGTCACGCATCGACTTCTTGCCGCCTTCCTTCTTGGCCTTGCGAAGACCCGCGATACTCTCCTCATACTCCCTCATATGTTGCTCTGAGATAATGATCCTCGGACCTTTGTCAGACGCGATGATCTCCGTGATCGTCGGCTCTTGGACCTCGGTTATTGGCTCAGGCTCTGGCTCCGGAGTCTTTGGAACAATGACGTTCTTCGTAAGATTTTTTCTGACCTGACGATAATGTGCCGCCATGTCACGGGCATCAGTGAACACTTGATGATCCTTCAGCATTTGACTCCTCTTCCATATCCAAGTTCTGCCGCTTAAGTCTCACGGCTTCCCACACTACGTTCGTTATCGTGTTGTATAAGTCTCTCGCTTCTTCGTTGCTGTCAGTCGATACCAAGCAACCATCAATAGCGTGACCAATGAATGCCGATATGACAACGGTTTGAATCTTCATCGCGTCCCTGTCAGAGTTTGCAAGACCGCAAGTCTCAGCCAGATCAAACACACGCGACAAAAGCATCTGCATGATGTTCTCGCAGTGGAGTGCAAAGACCGCCGCCTTGGCGATCTTTGTATCTTGGTTCATGACATTCATGTGTGTCATGCGATGGCTGATGGCATCAACGCAAGCTGACTGGGAGATATATTCTGGCACACCTGCTTTTGTGAGTGCGCTGACTGCTTTCTCGACTGCCGCATCCAAACGCTCGGCAATCTTCATCATCTCGTCTTGACCCATCTTCGACATGTCACTTCTCGTCCTTCTTCTCTAACTCGTAATAGTCTTTGTAGATTGCCATCATGACATCGCCCATCGCCTTCAAGGCACTCGTCGGATCAGTTCCAGAGATGGCGTATAGCTTCGCCAACTGCATCGACATAACCGCTGACACAACAGTGAAAGCCGTTGACATGTCACCCTTGTTCTCGTCAAAGACCTCGGTGACCATCGCCTTTAGCTTCTTGTCAAACTTGTCACCCATCTCATACTGCTTGGGAAACATAGCCTTCGCCGTCTCACGTGACAGCTTGATCGCGTTGAGTTCAAGCATCGTCTTCTTCCTCTGCTTCTTTCACACGCTCGACAATGTGATCAACCAACTGTGCCAAAAGATTATCGACAGCTTTCCTCTGACCATTGCACATAAGCAGAAGACCTGTGACACCCGCTTCAATGGCAGATGACGCGGCATAGACCATCGCCTCTGTTGTCACCTTGCGCGTGTCCTTCTGGTATTGATCCAAGATATCAAACATAGCCTTCTTGGTTGGACCGTGAACACTCCTCGTGATCTTTTCGATCTCTTCCTGTGTCAGCTTGTTCTCAAGTTCTTTAATGTCTTCACCCGTAATCATTTCACTTCTTCCTTCTGGTTAAATGCTAATTTATATCCATCGTATTCTTCTACGTAAACGTCACCATCTACAGCATCGTCCCAATCGCTTGGCTCTGATCCACCAAAGGCAATGTCACGCGCTTGGTCTTCGTTGTCAGCTTCGACAACAATGTCTTGATATGTCAGCAGTGTCACAAGATACTTAGGCATTTCCTTTCTCCTCTCACCACGATGAATGATATTCAAAGTCCCAATTGTCTGGGAATTTTTCCAAGGCATTTTCAATCATCTCAACAGTGCCGTTGAGATAATCAAAGTAATACTCGCCAAACTCTGTGCCACCAAAGAAGAACCCGTCTGCTGTTGGTAACAGTTCAGGAGCCTTTTCAGGTTCCGCGATGACACGTTTACAGATGTCAACAAGGGCTTTGAGTTTGTCACGTGTTACGGGGTATGAATCGCAATCATCATCGCCGTTCTGAACATTGTTAACAAACCAATCATGAATGGCGTTGGCCTTCCGCCAATAGGCGGCTTCGACTTCAATCCGTCTTACGTGATACCCTTTTGGTATCTCGTCAATCTTAGGCTCCTCATTGGGCCAATAGAAACGCCTAGCGTTTAGATACATATCAAGTCCCATAATCTTTCTCCTTATGCGCGACGCAAACCAACACCGAAACCGCCACCGATGCGGAGACTGCGGTCGCTGTCATCATCGTCTTCGTCGTTGTCTATTTGTTTCGTAAAGTGACTGAAGTTCTCAAACTCGCCTAGAACGTATCTAAAATACTTAGACTCTGACACGGTCAGACTGACCTGCGATGTCTTGCCGTTCTGGCTCTGCGTGACCCGCACGACAGACGGCATACCTTGGATGTATTCCACAGTCGTATCGACGCTCTCGCCTCGGTCATCGGACCTTTGCAGGGTGACAGATGATTTTAATTTCGTTGTCATCACGCGGCCCTCTCTGTTTCGATGATCCGGATGTCACCCTCTACGCCGATAGAGTATTCGGCAGGGTTGGGGGCATACATGGAACGCATTTTTTGATTGATCTGGTCAACACGCGCTTGTGCCTTGGCGTAGGTGTCATACTCCTCGACCCACGTGTCAGCAGATGATGGTGTCCGTTGCCAAAGGTTAATAAGGTATGTTTTCTTCATGGTCTTTCTCCTAATTCTAAAAGGGATGATGGTGACGGCTTGCAAAGTTTAACAGGGAAATGTCAGTCGCCTACCTGATGGCCCCGAACAATGCCTTTTCTCGACTATCCAGTGACGGGGAAAAACAAGACAAAACCCGTCACTGGCTTACGTTCACCCGTTGCCGTCGCGGCTGTGGACGAACTTCCCATCAGGCGGCAACTGTGTTGGCGGCGTCAATGCTACGCAAAGAGCGGTTCTGCTCAATGATATCAAAACGCTCGCCCAATTTATCCTTGAAGTCTAAGAAGGTCATAGGCTCAACTTCGAAGTGTTCCATCCTCATCAGGCCTTCGACCTTCATCAAAAACTCTTTAGCCTTCTCAGCCTCTTCGCCGTTCGTGAAGATAACCTCAATGTCTGCGAGAGTGTCTGCCACTTCTACAAGGGCTTGGATTTTATGAACGGTGGTCATTGGTAAACCTTTCTTGGTTCTCGGTTCTCGGTCATCGGTTCTTTCTTCTACCGATGCACACACCCTATCATCTTTCCACAGGCTGTCAAATAAAATTGTCGACTGTGGATAACTTTTTTATAATCTAATGATTTCAAGGGGTTAGTTGGGTGACGTAGTTGTTGCGCTGACCACGCCACCCAAAAACGATTCGATCAGATCAGAGGTCCGATGTCAACAGGGCAAACAAATCTGATCACATTGGTAGAATAAATTGACACCGTTGTTGCTCAAGTGAGCGACGTCATTCAGCCTTGGGTCGTTCCAAAAAGAAGACGCGATATCGGACCTTCTTTGTCTCGCCGTCAATCTCGGGGATGCTTCGCAACATCAGGTGTCCGTAGATATCAGGATAACGTTTCTGGTAGTAGTTGAGTGATGATGTGATCAGGGAACGCTCCGCTCGGCTTTGGGCAAGAATACTTACCCCCACTTTAATTTGTTCAATGTCAAAGGTCCGCTTCTGTGTCGCCTTGCGATACTTCTTCGGCTCGTAGGGGATGCCTTCTTCAACTTGAAATCTAAACTCGGTCATGGATAGTGTCTCCTTGTGTCATGGATAGAGTAAGATAGATAACGGCGTGACAGATAGAGTGACAGGTAGGGGATGTCAAGAAGGGCTGTGGGTAGCGGTCCTCGGACCTTGGAACTTGGCAAGACTCTTTTTGCTATAAGAGGGAGGGGAGGACGAAGTGTTGCTGATGTCTTTACAAGTAACATAAGTTATTGAAAACAAAGTATAAAGAGAGAGTCTACCCAAACTATATCACACAGAGTCTTTCCAAAGCCTTTCCTAAAATTATGATGATAAATCAAAGTGTTATGGTATGAGGCCAAACCGTAAAGGGCTTTTTTTACCTTTTAGAGAAATTTTTTTTTGCTCAAGATTTCTTCAAAAGAGTCTTTCCGGTTTGGCTGGATCGGTTAAGGTATTGAACAATAAGGAGTATTTTAGGCAAGACATCGGACAGACATCGGACAGGGGGTGTCACATTATAAGGCAGAGTCTTTCCCTTTTTATTCTCTATACAGTTTATTTCTGTGTTGACGTGCGCGAGGATTACCAAGTGTTGATCGATGATCAAATGGTAAGAAAGCCTTTTATGTAATAATATCAAATACTTAGCTTGTTTCCCCAGTTCCTTATAGCAAAACCTTGAGGTGACAACGGAAACTGTCTATAACCTTGGTGACAGGAGGCATGACATGGGACGCTTCATTCGTCGGAGGGTGAAGGACATCCGAACGATACCGCCAGACCTTCCTGCTTTCAGGGCAGTCGGCAACCCGCGCAGAGAGTTGGGCATCACTGAAAAGCAGGAGCGTTTTGCTCGGTATGTGGCGGGTGGTAGTATGACATACACCGAAGCGGCGGCTAAGGCGGGGTTCACTAAGAAGTGGTCCCACATCTATGGCCCCAAGTTAATGAATCCGAGATACTTCCCCAAGGTTGTCGAGAGGGTGAGGCAGATGAAAGAACAGTTAGCGATCCGGACAGACCTGACCTTTGATGGTCACGTGACAAAGATGGCAGAGATCAGAGACGCAGCAATGGAGAAAGGAAACTTCACTGCTGCTGTCGCTGCCGAGAAGTCACGGGGTCAGGCAGCAGGCTTCTACGTGTCACGGTCTGAGATTATGGTCGGCAAGATAGACCAGATGTCACGCGAGGAGGTGCTGGCAGAGATTCGCAGGCTTCAGTCTGAGTTCCCCACCCTTGCAAGTATGCCAGCAGGCCCCGTCATAGATGTCATCCCAAACAATGAGGTCATAGATGTCGAGATCGATACCCCTGACAACCGAAGTGAAAATGTGGCGGTCTTTGCGGGGGAAGATCAAGACGGGGGTTCAATGGACGAGGCTTGAGGCGCGAGTCGGAGCTGGGATGCCTGACATAAACGGTGCTGTCACCGAAGGCGAGTTCTGGCTGGAGCTGAAGGTCTGCAAGACAAAGCGATTCAAGACGGCTGGCCTTTGGCGACCTCATCAGGTGTCATGGCAGTTCAGTAGGTCAAAGGTGTTTCACAACGTCTGGAATGTTGTGAGCCACCCAGAGGATAATAAAGTTTATGTTTTTGGTTGCGACAAGATTTTGAAACTCAACGAACCGGATATCAGTGTGACACCTGACTTTGTTATGGAAGGCCCCTTCGATTGGGGATTGATGTTGGATTTTATCAAGGCGCAACTTAAAAAATGCGCCGCTATGGATGAGTGCGCGGATGCCTAAGATTATACCCTTGAAAACCACGGCCCAGTTCTCTCGTTGGGCGGTCGAGAATCGTGACAAGCACAAGATCAGTCAGCGTAAATTGTTGCGGCTTGCCAGCCTGTCACATGCCACGCTGACAAAGGTTGGTGAGAATACTGACATGCGCTTATCCACTGCCGCGCAGATAGCGCGGGTGTTCGGATATCAGCTTGCGCTTGTCGAGATTCCGATTCCTGACACGCAACAAAAAGCCCCCGCCACGGATGGCGAGGGCGATGGTGTCACGGCTGACACGGTGTCACCTTCGGGGGTGTAGGTTGTCGGCTATCATGTCGAGAATGCGTGACCCTGAATGCGCTTCGAATAGTTGGCCCCGCACGTTGAGGGCCTTCCATCGCGTCCGGTCTTTCGGCATCCGTTCTATCCAAGCCTCCACTGCACCGCCCCGCAGGACGATGAGCGCATCGCGCCCATCCCCCCGCACTTCAAGCCCCAAGGCTTCCAAGACATCAAGCCTCATGATCGATGCCGCCGTATTGTTTGAGCATCGCGTCGAACCACTCTTCGGGCTTGTTGACCAGATCGTCTTCCATGTGAGGCGCGGCGATGCAGAGCATGTCGTCGGAGCCAATGACACGGGACAGAACGGGCCGCATGTTTGCGCGTGACCACGTGTGATCGTTATAGGGCCACCTAAGCCACCCGCTATCGCCCACCTCATTACTGACAACCGCATAGACCATGCCACGTGAGACGGCTGTCGATGTCATGACATGCGCGGCACGAGCAAGGTCGAGCGGTGCGGTGTCCATCCGCCACCAAGCGTGGACGGTATTATTCTGACCCTCAGGAAGGGATGACCCGCCGCACCATAACTCCACTGGGCGGATGGCTGACAGGGCGCGGACTAGTGCGAGGATGAGCGCACCCCGTTTCTGCAACGTCGAGGATTTAATTCCCGCCGAAGATACCAGATCAACACACACCGCGAGCGGTGCGGTTTCCGTTGCAACACGTGTTCGGCGTCTCATGTTGAGGGGATGGCCTGATAGGAATGCGGGAACATTCGTTGACCCACCTATAACATCACGCACCGACTCAAAAGCACCGCGCACAGGGGCAAGGTTTTCAAACTTAGTTAGCCAAGCGTCACTGGCGGCCACACCTGATATGTCACCATCGCGGGTAAAGCGCACCGCATCGTCGTATGACATGCCGCCTGTCCAGTCGTTGCCCTTTTTGCATTCCTTGCGATTGTGATTTTCGGTCGGGACGGTTAAGGCCTTGTCGGCAAAGCCCGACAGGGTGTCGCTGATAAGGAATACGTCCTTTCCATCTTTTTTGGGGCAGGTGTCGATAACGTTGAAGATGATCTTACGCATGGTGTTGGTGTCCTTTCTCTTTCGGTTGATCAGGCGCGGCCTTCAACGATCTTTCGTTGATCGTCGGTCAGGTTTGCAAGGTAGGTGAGGTTTGCCGCTTCCTCGTGTGTGAAGCCCCCCGCAATAAGCGCGGCACCTGCGACAGAAGCGCGGGGCGTGATCAACACCTTAAGACCCGCCGCAGAGGCGCGGACACGTGAGGCCTGAACCCGTTTTGCGAATTCGGCGTTTCCGCAGATAGCCTGTTCCAATGCTACATCGTAGCCCCACGACAGGCGGACGCCGAAGCGGTCGAGGAAAGCGGCATCGATTTTTGTGCGACCCACGTAATCGCTTGTAGCACCGAGGCCCCACGTGTTGCCTGTGCTTACAATACGGCAATCAGGGTGCCGCTTGATCAAGCGATCAGGGAAAGCGGCTATTCCGTTGGACAACGCACCGTTAAGCGCAAGCACCGCCGCATTATCTGAGCCATCGACTTCGTCGAAAAGGTAAACGCCGCCGTGTTCGAACGCATCGCGAAAGGGTGTTCTGCGATATACCCCGTTCGCGTCTTCGTAGCCAAGCAACTGGAACGCATCACGCAAAGCGCCGTTGTAGTAGAACGGTTGACCCGCCGCATCGGCAAATGCCTTTACGGAATGCGTTTTGCCAGAGCCTGCGGGGCCTGCAATCCAAACGTTGGGCGTGAACCCGTCAGCGGCGCGGCATGACAGGGCGCGGCATAGCGTGATATACATAGGGTGATGATGGCCTGACGTTTCCCCGACTACAACACCGTTTGATGTTAGCTCGATTTTTGTGGCCGACATGTTAGCCAGTGCTTCTTCGACTTTCGGTGCGACCGAACCCCACACCTCTTCAAGTGCGTGTCCTTTAATAATGTCCCAGAGCGGTTTTCCTGCATCGTTTTTGTCAAACGAGGGGCGCGACACCGTGACAGGCGCGGCCTTCGTTTTGGTTTCCGCCGCCGCTGTTGTCTCCGCCGCCGCTGTCGATCCGTATTTCTCGGCACGGGCGACGATGTTGGAGATGGTGGTGAATTGACGGTCCGTTGCGGCCCCGTCCTGTTTTGTTTTTATGGTGTTGAATATGTCGCGGCAAAGCATCGCCTCTTTGATTGTGAGGTGATTGTCGATCAGGTTAAAACGGGCTTCGAGGGCGGCGACAGTATCGGCGGAGCGGGTGCGTTCTTTCATAGTGTCTGTGCTTTCTGTTGATGTCAGGGTTTTCACATCGATATCCAAGGCCTTCGCGGCGGCAAGCAGATCATCTTTTCCCATCGTTGCGATGCCCTGACCCGTTGCCTTTTTATAATCCTCCCAACGGGGGCTAGATGTGATTGCCTTGCGGAGAAGGGCGCGATGTTGAGCTGAAAGGTCCATTTTGTTCTCTCTTTCTATCTTTCTAAGTAGGTATCAACTTGATGCCGTTTAGATCAGATTCGGTGTCACGTGTCAAGCGCATCTGGCATCTTTTTTGTGATATTATAAAGTATGCGAAAGCGGCCTTCTAAGGTTTTGAAATATAAAGGAAATAAGGCCAAGGCCCCACGGCCTCTATCCTTGCATTTTTGCAAAGGGGTTTTTGTCAGCTTGCACAGGCGCAAGAAGCCCGTCAGCGGCTTTTATCGTGACACCGTGGGTGATTCCCTTCCAACTGCCAACGGCGACTGGCGGCCTGTTTCTGTGCGTTTTAGAGGCATGACAAATTTTGTCATGCCCTCTTGGTGTCAGGTCCAAGGTCCGTGTCACAATGTCGCACCCCATCGGTCCGGTGTCACGTGTCATCGGTCAGCGGTCCGGTGTCAGGGGTTTACGTTCGGTAACGTAAACTATGACAGATCGTCCTGGCGCTTGCTTACGTTCGGTAACGTAAGGTGCTTACGTTGCGCAACGTAAAGCGGCCATGTCATGACATGACACGGTGTCACAGACCATGACACGGTGACACGGGTCCCTTGGGCGCGGTGAGTGCGCGGCTGACAAATGTCAGCGGACCCCGGACCCCGGTATTTGGCCCTCGGACTTTGGAACTCTCCTATAATCCCAATTTTCTCTGGTATGTGAGCAACGCAAAAAAGTCGGCCAACCCCCTTTTCAACAGAACGCCTTTGGGTCCCCGGATG